AATTTCAGCTTGTTGGTCAAGCTTCTGTTTATCAAACTCTGACTTAGACTGCGCTTTAGCCATTTCAAGTTGCATTTTAGCCTGATCAAGTTCAGCTTTAGCTTGCGCCTGCATTTCTTTAATCTGCAATTCTTTTTGCGCCATTTGAACAATAGGATCTTGCTGTTGTTCTTGCGCTTGTTGCTGTTGTTGTTCTTGCTGATTCTTGCCTTTAAGCTGTTCTGCGGCAGGAGCCACCAATCTAGATATTCTAAGCTCGATGTCTTCTGGCAACGCTTCGCTTTCTGGCGGAAGCTCAACACCAAGCTCTTTCTCAACTTGTTGACGATAAGCAAAGGCAAGATGATCTTGAATGTGAGCGGCCATTGCCGACTGCATTGCCTTAGCGTTTGGACTCTTTCCTGCAAGCTCTTGAATCTTAGGGTCTTCCATAAAGGCCATGTGCGTTTTGATGTGCGCCTCATGGTCTTGGTAAATAAACGCCTTAACAGGATCGCCTCTAAGAATATTCATATTCTCACTTACTGGATCTGTTGGCTTTTGATCCTCATCTCTTGGGATTATCTTGTCTGCATCGCGTATGTTAAGAACCTCAAGCATTTGCCTGTGTAGCAACGGAAGGTCATACATCTCTGGATTTTGTTGAGATAACTGCAATGCGGCCTGATATTGCATGATTCTTTGGGCCATAGTGCCTGAATTAGGGTCACTTACGGCAATAACGTCTACTCTTCCATCAAAATCTTCAGCAACTACAGCATCTTCTTCAGAGGAATAAGGGTACGCTGAAGGGCCAAAATCGTACACAATTTGCGATAATAAGCGCAATTCTTTACGCATTGAGGCATGTAATCGTGCTTGAACCGCACTCATTACCTTCATAGACCGCTCTAGGATTGCAAGTGTCGTTCCCACAGGAGCTTCAGAATTCATGTCTGCCGCCTTTACGTCTGCGGCTGATGCAAACCTACGGCCTTCCTCTACAATGTCCCCCATAAGCTGATACAGGACGTTACTTGGCTCTTTATAGGGTAAAAAGCTAATATTATCGCGTATTGCACCGCCCGGAACATCAACATCTCTAAATTCTCCCGGCATTATTGGCGTATCATCGCCTTTAATCCGTAATCCTCTAGATTTTAAGCCTCCGGGGAGGTTACTGAGCGTTCCTGCATCCACTAATTGACGCAAAAGAGAGGTTGCAGACTTAGCAAGCCCACCAATCATGTGAATTAAGCCAAATCCGTAGAAACCAAGTCCCGGCATGTACTGATAATGAACAAAATGCTCGCGTTTCATGCGATTTTCGTCATCTTCGTAGTAGTTTCTGCGTATAGAAAGAACTTTTCGTGAACTTAAGTCAATGCTGACAACATAAGGAAGCTGTATTCCGCTTTCCTCACCGTCAATCATGTCTTCAAAGCCAACTAAATCAAGATCAACTTGTATTTCTAGGATGGTATGGCGAGAATCGCTTTCGTATCCTGATGAATTACCTGTTAACTCGTTATATTTATGCTCAATTTCGTCAGTATTGTCACTGGCCGTACCTAAATCAACGTCTGAATAGAACCCAGATACCTGTAACTTCCTGACTTCATTGCTTGTTCGCTTCATAATGTGAGTTGCGCGTTCGCAAGTCACTAAATCAGATGCACCATAGCTAACAACAAAATCTTCAGCAGGAACAAACATACTACAAGGCCGACCCATGTTAGGGTCAAAGTAAACTTTTCTAAAGGCAGATCCCGCTAGTGGCAGTGAAAACAACAATCTTTCTGTTTCTGCACGATACTCAGTCATTTTTTCAGTGACTAAGTAGTTTAGGTAATCCTGAACCCTTCCTGCTTGCTTTTCTTTTTCAGCGTCTATAATACCTACAATAGCTGTTTTAACTGGGCCTCCCGCAGGAAATAGCTCTTGTATAGATTGAGACTGAAATTTTATAACAGATTCGGTTAGTAGTGGATGAAATACGCCACAAGCCCCGTCCCACGGGGTTGTCCGGTCTTCATGCTTTAAACCAAGAAGGTCTAACCCTTCTATATAAGTTCTTTCCCAGTCAGATCGGCTTTCTTTATCTGACTTAAATGCGCCAATAAGTTCGTTAGCTATAGATGAAAGTTCTTTGTCTTCGATGTATTCGGCCAAATTGTCGTCAAAGGGAATATTCCCCATGCCGTCACCTTCGCCCTCAAAGTCAAACATCAATCCGCCATCAGGCGTTTCAACAGACACAGAGTCAGGATTAACAATTTCAATTTCTAAAGCGCCATTAGCCTCATCGGCTGTAAGCTCTTCAGGTGTTACTAACGGCTTATCAATTGCCATTTATCCGTTCTTCCCAAACTTTTGCGCTCTTGCCGCACCGCAACCGCGAGTTATGCCGCCTTTTTTCATTGCTTTTACCTTATTTATCCCTTTGTTGGGATTCATAAGCTGACCGCCACTCATGTAAGAACTGGATTTTTTATTTTTCATTTCTTTCATATTAAGCTCCGGCTACTCGCCAAACTGGTTGAAATATTTTTTCTGCACCAACATTGTCAGCATCCACAGACTCCCAAGCTAGCTCTCCTAGTCTTGAGACATAAACGCTGTAATCATCGTTTTCTAGTGTAACATAGCTAGGAGTTGATAACTCATCGTTACGTCTAAATCCTTTGTCTACAAACGCAGATGCTATTCTTTCTTGGTGCTTGTTTGTCATCTAAGCCCAAACCTTTATTTTTGTGCCGCCATGATATTCAACGGCATGTCCTTCAGAAATTAACATTTTACACATATCTTGGCCGTTTTCATCGTAAGGAGTGCCTAATATGCGCCCATACTTCCCTTTGCCGTGAGATAATACTGTTATAGTACCCCCACACATCTCAATTAAACGTGCCTTAGCGGCTAAACCAAGGGCCTTCTCGGCCAAGTTCCTTGTTCTGCTTTCTGGCGTATCAATGCCTGCAAGCCTTACTCTTTGTTTTTTGAGCCAAACATCGAAACCCAAATCAATATCAACATCAATGGTATCACCATCTATAACTCTCACTAAGGTGCATTTGTAGGTATAAGGGTTCATTAGTAATATGCCGCTCTTCTGGTTGTCTCTAAAGGGATATCTTCTTCATCAGAGTTAAGCCTTAAAAACCCGCCTTGCCTAAAGCGCAACAGCGCCTGAGTCGATGAATCCACAAGGTCATCATGCTCTCCTGCGGGAAACGCGGCAAATTCTTCAACCACTTCCTCAGCAAATCGTCTTTCTGGCCGCCATATAATGCCAGATGCAAACATGTCAGATATAGCATTTACTCTAGATATTTTATCATTTCCTCTAGAGGGGGTGTAGTCTGATACTGGAATACCCATTGCTCTTAATTCAAATATAAGAGGGGTTCCTGCGGCTTTTGCTTCAATAATGCAAGCATCAGGTTGCCATTCAGTATAGAACTCTTGAGCTTTCTTTTTAAGATCTGGAAACTCTAGACGCTCTTTAAACGCATCTAAAAGAATTATATTGGCTACAGTCTTGCCATCATCATCAGGTGCGTAAAATACGCCCCATGTAGTACACGCTGAGTAGTCAGCCCTTTGTGTCTTAAGAAATGCCGTATCCCAAGACTGTATTATAAACTCACAGGGGGGTGGATAATCTTGCTCCCATATCTTCCACCAGTTTCGTTTAACTAGCGCACCCTCTTCAGAGGTAGGATTTTGTTGATACTGTGCATTCCACTTAGAAGATGGAAGCTCTTCCCTTAGCGCAACTAGCTCCTCCATAGGCCAGAACTCAGGCCACAAAGGTTTTTCTGATGGCATAATGGCAGGAAACTCAATCACTTCCCATTCATCTGTCCCTACTCTCTGGGTAGATGACTTTATTATCTGTCCTGTTAGGTCTCGTTTATGCCAACGAGTCATAACAATAATAATAGCCCCTCCCGGCTGAAGTCGCTGTCGAGGGCCGGATGTGTACCATTCATAGGCTTTATCAAAAACGGAGGGGTCACCCGATTGACCTTCTTGCTCGGAGTGCGGATCATCAATGATCAGAAGGTCTGCGCCTTTACCTGTTACAGCACCACCAACACCGATAGCGAAGTATTCGCCACCTG